TGTTACTGGAGGACCACTCCTAAACCCTGGCTTCGATGGTAAAACCGTCGGAGTTTGGCTAGCTGATCAAGTCTGCAAGTCGATCGGACCAACTATCTACGAATTTGCAACAATGGAGGAAGAGATGGTCATTGAGAATTTTATTGCTAGGCCTTCTGCTATTTTGAGCTACACTCTTGACCTAACGCTCCCTGGCGCCACTTTTATCGGCGCTATACCAATGACACCCTTCATCAATTTGACATCTTATGGTAGCACCACTCCAACTATAGGAAATTCTACCTTTATGACACCACTTGAGTTTGTTGCTACATTCTTTCGACGATGGCGAGGACATCTTCACTATAGGGTAAAGTTTGTTGCACCCCGTTTCTTTACGGGAAAGATCGTGTTTGTCCTTGCTTATGGCGATTTCACACCACCTAGCACTCCACCAGCACTTTCAAGTTCTGGCCAAACCACAAGCATTCATTTTGATTTTGATGATACACGCCGTGAAATTGATATTGAAGTACCATACATAGCACCAACCCAATGGTTGGAACCATCTTATAATCATCCAGCTAACGCTAGCGCTACAGGCGCTGGCGGTAATACGCCACAGACTTCTATGGGCACAATCTGGATTTATTATGGCACTAAAATCACTTCACCATCACAATGCTATACTAGCGGGCCAGTCATACAAATTTGGCTCAGTGGCAGTGATTTCTGTTTTAACGACGCTGGCTCACCAATGGGCCTTGTTCCAACATATCTTGTACCATCGATGGCTGCCAAACATCAGACAGTCCTCGATGCAGAATTGGCTGAAGAGAAGAAGAAGCGTGATCAACGCACACACGTACTCAAAACATTCAAGAGTACGATGGAGATGCTTTACGCTAAGAATTCTGGCAGCTCTGGCATGACAGTACAATCTGTTCGCCGGGTTAGACGTGTCGATGTTAACCGACCAGTCGCACCAATACATGAGGTCAAACCCATTGAGCTGACTGAGCTTGCGATGAAATGGACACCACCAATCGCACTTTCTTTATCATCGTCATCGACCGGCGCTATTTTCACAGGTAACGTCCCCGACGACTTCGTTAACCAGAATGCCGGATACGTCGTTGCGTCATCTGAATACTTTCGGGGGAATCTACTTATACGGGTGGCTCCAAAAGGCAATGTCAACTTCGGAGGCCAGCTTTTGTTGTTCTTCGCACCATTCCAAGACAAAGCGACCGTCACGGCTGGAGGCTACGGCTTACCCGGCGTGTCATCGCTGCCTTATGCGCTTGTTGACTTATCTGCTGCCACTCCGGTCGTTTTTCGTATACCGTACCGCCATTACAACGAATACTATTCATCACAAGGTATTCCAAATATTGCGGCTCTTGCTGGAAGTGTGCACCTTATCAAATCAGTCCCAATCATGGTACCACTTGACTCTACGTGTGGGACTTCCTGCGACATCGAAATATCATACGCGTGGGAGAAAATGGAGATGGTTGTCCCAGCACAGAACGAGCCAGCATTGGCTGCACACGCGTGGTTCGCCACTTCTGGTAAGTCTCTTGTACCAAGTGGGCGAACTTGGAATAATTCGCATGCGGATTTGTCGCTTCTTGACGCGCCTCCACGCACACGCGATCATAAGAATCGCGGACCAGCGTCCAACGCGATGGTTGAGCGGATGGCGGGAGCAGTCCTTAATGCCATGCATGAGGATGGGCGTACCCCAGTTCAAAAACACGGGGACACGGCGTCGGCAAACACTGCTGTACAGGGTACAGAGTCGGATAACCCTGCGCGCGCCGACATTGATTCGAGCGACACTACCGATGA